ACTACTGCTAAAATTGAAGACATACAATCTGGTAAAAATACATCAGGACAAGTTGGATTTAAATCTGGCGGCTTGATGGCAAAAAAGGCTAAGAAGAAATAACGATAAGGCTACCCAGGGAATAAACCCTGGCCCCAACATAAGGAAAATGATATGCCTGAAATGATGACAATGGAAACCCCTAAGACAGCAGGTTTTGTTCAACGTGGTTCTAACTATGCACGTAAACAAAAACGTATGGAAGAAGAAGAAAAAGAGATTGCAAGATTAGAGGCAGAAGCTCGTGGTGAAGAAATTGTTGAAAGTGAACCCAGTGGCAAGGATACTGAGGACACCAAGGTACAAGCCACAAGTGATACCCAACAAGAAGAACAAGCATCCCAGGAAGGGGAAGCACAAGAAGACGATGAGTCAGGACTAAGTGCTGAAGAGAAGTCTTTTAAGAAACGTTACGGTGATCTACGTAGACACATGCAAGAGAAAGAAAAGGAATGGAATGAACGCCTTGAAGCTCTTGAAAAACGTAAAGCTACAGATACTGTTGTTCCTCCTAAGTCTGATGAAGACATTGATGCTTGGGCAAAACAGTACCCAGACGTAGCAGGTATTGTTGAAAAGATTGCTTCTAAGAAAGCAAAAGAAATGTTCAGCAAAGCTGAGTCACGTCTAAAAGAATTAGATGAAGCTCATAATGAAGCACTACGAATGAAAGCAGAGAATGTTATTCGTAAAGCTCATGATGACTTCGATGAATTAAGACAATCAGATGAGTTCCATAACTGGGCAGAAGAACAACCTAAATGGGTTAAGGATGCACTCTATGAAAATATGGATGATCCTGCTTCTGTTATTCGTGTGATTGATCTTTACAAAGTTGATAACGGTATGACACCTGCAGCTAAAAGAGATAATAGAAAAGCTGCAGCCTCATCTGTTACAAAAGGATCTCGTGCTTCTATTGATGCCAAAGGTATATCAGGTCAAATCAAAGAATCTGATGTAGCTAAGATGTCAGACAAGGAGTTTGAGAAACGTCAAGACGAAATAAACGAGGCCATGAGGTCTGGTAAATTCGTTTACGATGTGTCTGGCGGTGCCAGATAAAAGGTTGACACTTTCAAAGTGTTACATATAACTACGTGTATCTATAAGTAGAGCCTCCCTTAGGGACTACCTCTACGAGATACTTTTTCCAAAAGTCTAAACTATAAAAGAACTACCTGTTCAAGTATAGGCCCAGTAAGCACTTGGTAGGCCAACTAAGTGCTATCTGCACCCTAGAAAACGTACAGCCTCTTTAAAGGTGTTTAGCTTTATTCATAAGCCAAATATCATGGAGGATTTCAAAATGGCTTTTACTTCAGCAAGTGGCTATGGGAACTTACCAAACGGTAACTTTTCCAGCGTCATCTATTCCAAAAAGGTCCAGCTTGCCTTTAGGAAGAAAACAGTAGTTGGTGATATCACGAACTCTGATTATTTTGGGGAGATCAGTGCCCAAGGTGATACGGTCAGAATTATCAAAGAACCTGAGATTTCGGTCTCGTCCTATGCTCGTGGCACACAGATCACAGCACAAGATCTTGATGATGAAGACTTCTCTCTAGTCGTAGACAAGAGTAACTATTTCGCCTTCAAGGTAGACGATATCGAAGAAGCTCATAGTCACGTCAATTTTATGCAATTGGCTACGGACCGTGCAGCTTATCGTCTAGCTGATCAACATGACCAAGAAGTTCTTGGCTACCTATCAGGTTATGCACAGTCTGCACTACATTCAGCAGCAGACACTGTTAACACAACTGTTAACGGTACTAAAGCTGTTTCAACTGCAGGTTCTGACGAATTGCTTTCTTCAATGAAACTAACTCGTCCTAACTTTGGTAACTTGACAACAGCAGGTTCAACAGGTGACTCTATTCCTGTTGCTGCACGTCTACCAGGTGCTACAGCACTACCAACAGGTTACGTATCACCTAACATGATCGTAGCTCGTATGGCTCGTTTGCTTGATCAACAACAAGTTGATAAAGACGGTAGATGGCTCGTCGTTGACCCAGTATTTATGGAGATCCTTCGTGATGAAGATTCACGCCTCCTAAATTCTGATTACGGTGAATCAGGTGGTCTACGTAATGGTCTAGTCATCAACAACTTGCATGGCTTCCGTATCTATCAGTCTTCAAACCTACCATCAGTTGGTACAGGTTCTGACACTGTAGATAACTCTGCACAGTCAAGCAACTTTGGTGTGATCGTTGGTGGTCATGACTCAGCAGTAGCAACTGCAGAGCAGATCAACAAGACTGAAACATATCGTGACCCTGACAGCTTTGCTGACATTGTTCGTGGTATGCACCTATACGGCAGAAAGATTCTTCGTCCAGAAGCAATCACAACTGCTAAATACAACTTGGCATAAGAGGAGGGTTAACTTATGGCTAAATCTACTTCTTTGCTTTCAAAGGCAGTCATGGTTGAGAAGCAAGTTGAGCTTCCAACTTCAACTGGAACAGTAACAGGTCCAGCAGTTGCAGCAGGTACTCTTGTACTAGCAGCAGGTGTTGAGTTGATTGATGCAATGGACTCAGCAGACTATGATGTAACTGTTACAGATGGCACAACTACATTTATGGCTGCTACAGCCGTAGATAGTGGTTCTGCAGGTGACTTTGCATTCGGTACTCAAACACAGGGTATCATTGCAGCAGCAGACACCATTGACGTAACTGGTACAGCTACTGCTTCTCCAGCAGCAACAGTAACTGCTCGTGTATGGGCAATCGTTGTTGATGTTAACGAAGCAACAAGAGGTGCTGACGAAGTTGATCGTGACTATCTTGCATAAATGATTAAACTTTAGGGGCTGGGAAACTGGCCCCTTTAGGCTATCTGAAGGATTTTTGTAATGGCTAACTACGTTACACTGGTTAATGAATTACTTATTAGACTAAATGATGTCACCCTAGATACAACAGGGGATGGCTTCAGCACTGCACGTAACGTACAAGCATTGGCTAAACAAGCAGTAAACAACTCCATTAGAAATATCTTACAGACAGGCCAGGAATGGCCTTTCCTTAAAACTACTTATACTCAAACATTAACTGCAGGAACAAGACAGTATGACTTCCCTGCAGATTATTCTAGAGCAGACTGGCAGACTTTCTATATTAAAAAGTTGACATCAGTTGACAATACCCCTATGTCTTTACCTGCTATCACTTACGATGAGTACATTCAAAGGTACAGACACTTTGATGATACAGGTGATCAAACAGGTATTTCTGCTCCTACTCTTGTTTATCAAACAAACGAAGAGAAGTTTGGTGTAACTCCTATTCCAGATGAAGCATACCAAATTGAGTACGTCTACTGGTCTTTCCCATCTGACCTTACAGCATTTGATGATACTACAGTAATACCTGACAGGTTTAAGCATGTAATTATTGATGGTGCCATGATGTACATGATGAGATTCAGATCTAATGAGCAGAGTGCTGCAGTACACCAGGGTGTATTCCAAGAGGGTATTAAGTCAATGAGAAGAATACTCGTTGATGAACCCTTACGTATTAGATCAACTGTAGTAGAAAGAATTAACTCTTCTAACCAAGTACTAGGTAGAGTTCTCTAATGGCAGACAATTTAGGTTCATTTAAAGTATTTGCTCAAGGTGGGCTGAACCTGAACAGGGACGTGTTGTCACAAGGTGAGACACAACCTGGTTCTGCTATCTCACTTATAAACTATGAACCTTCTATTACAGGTGGATATAGACGTGTAAGTGGTTTTAGCAATAACTACGGTACTGTGACAGGTACAGGATCTGTTCTTGGTGTAGCAGTAGCAAATGGAATCAACGATGGTATTCTAGCTGCTCGTGCACCTTCTAGTGGTAGTAACTACTTACATTATTGGGATAATGCTACATCAACATGGGTTGCTGTGACTACTTCTGGTTCACCTACAATGACAGGTGTAACAAAAGTAAGGTTTACTAGGTTTAACTTTGGTACTCCAAAGGTTATCTTAACAGATGGTGTAAATCCTGCAGCCACCTATGACGGTACAACTTACACTCAAATTACGGCTACAGAAGCTCCTGATGACCCTAAGTTTGCTGAAGTGTTTAAGAACCACATGTGGCTTGCAGGTGATCCTAACGAGAATTACAATCTTTATTTTAGTGCTCCTAACGATGAAACTAAATGGGCACCTGCAGATGGTGCTGGAGTTATTAACGTAGGATTCCCTATTGTAGCCATTAAACCGTTTCGTGACTCACTGTTTATATTTGGTATTAACAACATCAAAAGACTTGTTGGCAACAACATCTCAGATTGGGCAGTAGAGCATGTTACAGATGACCTTGGTTGCCTAGCATCAGATAGTGTAGTTGAGATTGCTGGTGACCTCTTATTCTTATCTCAGGATGGTATCAGACCCATCTCAGGTACAGATAAAATTGGTGACGTTCAACTTGAAACAATTACAAAAAACATTCAGTCTTTGTTTACTGATGTTGTTCTTGAGCAAGACTTAGATGCTTTATCTTCTGTTGTTATTAGGGGTAAGTCTCAGTTCAGACTTTTCTACGATATAGACAATGCCAATGGTTTGATTGGTGGTCTACGTCTTGGTCAACAAGGTGGCATTGCTTTTGAATTTGGTCAGTTACTGGGCATTGAAGCTACGTGTGCTGACAGTGGATATATCGGACAGTATGAGTTTGTTATTCATGGAGATAAGTCTGGCAATGTTCACAGACAAGAACAAGGAAATAGTTTTGGTGGAGACAATATTGTAAGTGTTTACCAAACACCATTCTTGCACATGCAAGATCCAGAGCAACGTAAGATTATTCATTCTGTTGCTACTTATCTTAGGTCGGAAGGTAATAACGAGATTATAATGTCAGTAATCTACGATTATGATGATATTACCATTCTTAATCCAAGTAACTTTATCCTTACAAACGAAGGTGCAGCAGCCTACTACAACGAGGCTATCTTTGATGATGCAGCAACTATTTGGAGTGGCAACCCCTCTCCTGTTCAAAGGGTAAATGTTTCAGGTTCAGGTAAATCAGTTTCTTTTAGATACGTTACAAATGACACTAATTCGTCACACAGTGTTCAAGGCATTGTTGTTACGTTTGGAGTGGGGGATAGATTATAATGGCAGGTTATTGTAGGCAAAGTTCTGCTGACATTGTTGCAGGTGCAGTTGTTAAAGCTGCTCCAGTAGCTACAGAATTTAACTGTGTTAGAGATGCTTTTAACTCAAGTACAGGACACAAACACGATGGTACTTCAACTGAGGGTGCTTATGTTCCTCTGATTGCAGACTCAGATGCAAACAACAAAGTTTGTATTGATACGTCAAACAACAGGGTTAGCTTCTTTACAGAAGTATCTGCAAGTCCAGTTGAACAACTACGAGTTCAA